GATCCGGAGCACGTCGCAAACGAGGTGTCCTGCGGAGAAGTATTGCCTGAGTTCGAAGCCGACCTGCCATGGGGTGACGGCCTGGAGTACAGCACCGGGCCGCCTGGTAGCGCTGGCGCCTCTCTTCTCGCTTGGTAACTAACTCGTTGAGCTGGATTGCCCCATCGGTTCCGTGGTGCGCGCGATGATGCAGTTTTCTGCCGACGAGTGGCTGTTGATCCACATATTGCTCACTGAGTCGTGGAAGTGGAGGTGCTCGCATGGTTCCTGTCCTGTCCGTGGCGCTCAGATTTTTTCACCATAGAACACTAAGGTTTAGCGAAAATGCTGAGCGCCTCGCCGAGCGCCTTGCCGAGCACCTCGTCGCGTCCGCTCCATGGTGGACGGCCAAGCTCGTTTTGTGCTGAGCCGGCATGTCCAAATTTGCGGAATTGCGCGCACGAAAGGTAAGATTGACGCCGGTGTAGCAATGCCAAGAGCACGTAGACGCAACTCCAGATCCACCTCGTCGCTCGCCCCTCAGAATCCTCCGGGGGTTCTGGGGGACGGAGAACTGCTGGCCGGCAAGTACAACATGGCCCTCGTGCGGCGCGCGATCCGCAACGGTTGGAATGTGCCGGCCGTGTACAAGTCCGCCGTGGTCGAGCAGATGGGCAAGATCGTCACGAAGAGCAAGAAACTGCGGGACAAGATTGCGGCGGCAAAGGTGCTCGTAACGGCGGACAGCAACGATCTGCGGGCGGAGTTGGGGGCGAAGGACGCGGGCCGGCCGATCGCGCCAGCAGCGACACCGGTGCCTGTGAATGTCAACGTCGGCGTCAACGTCCAGGCCGTGCCCGCAATCGATATTTCGAGACTGACTGATGAGCAGCTCGCCAGCCTTGAAGACATTGCCCGAGCCGCCGCCGTCGTCGCACCGGCCGCCGCCGGTGAATCTGCCGTCGCTGCAGGCGATCCAGGAAGAGCGTTGCCGACGTGATCCGGTCTACTTCCTGGTCACGTTCTGCACGATTTACGATGCGACGCGCGGCGAGTGGGTTCCGTTCGTGTTGTGGCCGTCCCAAGAGGCATCCGTGAACTTCATTCACAAGAACAAACTGGTCGTTGCTCTGAAGGCCCGGCAAGTTGGCTGGAGCTGGATGGTGCTCGGGTTCGCGCTGTGGTTGATGCTGTTTCACCCAGCCGCCACGGTGCTCGTGTTCTCGAAGCGCGAAGAGGAATCGAAGTATCTGTTGAGCGACCTGCGGTTGCGGGGGATGTTCGCGCGGTTGCCGGCGTGGATCAAGGAACTCGCTGGCGGTGTTGTCGACGACGCGGCCACTTCGTGGGGGTTCGGCAACGGCTCGGTGATCAAGGCGTTCCCGACGACGGCCGGCGATTCGTACACGGCGACGCTGGCGATCGTGGACGAGGCGGCGCTGTGCCCCGACCTGGGCCGGCTGATGCGATCGGTGAAGCCGACGATCGACGGCGGCGGCCGCATGATCCTGTTGAGCCGCGCGAACAAGGACGAGCCCGATGGTGAGTTCGCGAAGATGTACCGGGCGGCGCGGGCTGGATCGTCGCCGTGGAAATCGTGCTTTATGCCGTGGCACTCACGACCGGATCGCGACGCGGCGTGGTACGAGGCACAGCGGCAGGATGTGTTGCAACGCACCGGTAGTTTGCACGATTTGCGTGAGCAGTACCCGGACACGGACGATGAGGCGATGGAGCGGCGGACCGGCAGCGAGTGGCCGGATGAGTATTTCGGGCCGCATTTGTATTTCGACGAGTGGCCGGGGCGTGCGGCACTTGCGGCGTTCGGTGTGGCACTGGACCCGAGCAAAGGGCGTGACGCCAAGGCTGGCGATTACAGCGCGTACGTCTGGGGCGGCCTGGACTACGCCGGCACGCTGTGGGTGGACGCTGACCTGCAGAGGCGCCCGTCCACGGCGATCGTCGAGGCCGGCGTCGAGCTGTGCCGCACGCTGCGCCCGGACGGGTTCGGCGTCGAGACCAACCAGTTTCAGGAGCTGCTCGCCAATGACTTCCTGCGAGTCAGCGCCCAGCACGGTGTCACGCTGCCGCTGTACAAGTTCAACAACTTCGTCAACAAGCAAGTGCGGATTCGGCGGTGCGGGCCGTGGCTGGCCCAGAAGCGGTTGCGGGTCAAGGCGGGGAGCGTTGGCGGGCGGCTGCTGGTCGACCAACTGATGGCGTTCGGTGAGGACAGCAAAGAGCACGACGATGGGCCGGACGCGTTGGAGATGCTCACGCGGTTGCTGACCCACCTCGTGCAGGGGCGGGCGGCGAGCGTGAGCAAGGGTCATCACAGCGGATTGGAGATGGTGACGACATGAACGCAGGCGAAGACTGGCGGATGATCGTGATTCAACCTGGGTCCGTTGTCAAGCTGTGGGGCGGTGTATGCGCCAAAGTCACGGCGGTCTTGGTTGGCATGGACGGCGAGCTGCAATATCGCGTTGTTTACTGGAACGGCAACCAGTTCACCGAGATTTGGGTTGTTGATGATTTGATTGACAAGCAAGAGGAGTCGCTGAGAGAGGCGTACAAGACGCCTATCGGATTCAAGGCGATCAATGGAGTTCCGCGATCATGAGCAAGAACAACGGCAATGGCAACGGACATGTGAACGGCGCCAACGGCACGCCACTCGATGCTCCGCCGCCGCTCGAATCACGGACGGCCGCCGACCTGCGTGAAGAGTACCGACGCACTGCTTACGCCAACAAGCTTCGCGCCGAGCAAGTGCGAGCCCGGCTCATCGAAACCGTCTTTCCGGGTGCGTCCGGCGCCTGGGGCACGCCGGTCGATCTGCGGCAACGCTATCCCGACCAGGGCGACGGCTTCACCGGCGCCGGCCTGATTCAGTCCACGGACCCGCGCGAACGGCAGCGCGGCACGCCCTACTTCTCATTCCGCAATTACGAGGAGCTGCGCGGCATCTGGTCGGTTGCGCGTCGACTCGAATCCGAGAATGAGCAGATGGGCGGGCTGCTGCGCGGGCTCACCGGCTACATCGTCCACACGGGGTACACGTACCGTGTCGTGCCGCGCAAGGGCGTTGACGAGAAAGAGGCGGCCAAGCGGATGTGCGAGGCGCAGCGCGTGCTCGACGAGTTTGCCGACGTGTCGATGTGGCCCGAGCTCGAGGCGGAGATCTTCGTGCGGTCGGTTGTGGACGGCGAGGCGACCTGGCGGCACTTCGATGGCGGCGAGACGCTTCAGGTGCGTCGAATCGAAGCTGAGCAGATCGTGAACCCGCCAGGCGAGGCCGACGGTGTGCAATGGGCCTACGGTGTGCGCTGCGACCCAGACGACACTGAAACCGACGAGATGTACGGCGTCAACTACAGCGGCGACAAGGACGATTGGCAAGACATTCCGGCCAGCGAGTGCGAGCGGATCAAGCGGAACGTGCCGCGCAATTGCCGGCGCGGGCTCAGTGACTTTTTCTGTGGCGTGGGTGACGTGGCCGCCGAGACTCGCAAACTGCTCGAATACATGCGCAAGGGCGCCACCGTCGTGGCTGGCGTGGCGTGGTTCGAGAAACACATGACGGCGACGAAATCGGAAGTGGAGAGCGCACATGACGCCCTGGCGACGTTGCAGCGCACGGTCACGAATCCGGACATGAGCCAGTCAACGATCCGCGAACGCCGCATGCTGCCAGGCTCGGTCGTCGGCATCGACGGGCAGAAAGACATCCTGCCGCCGCCGCTGGCGCAGAACACGCCTCACTTTTCCGAGGTCGCACGGCTCGCTCGACAGTCGGTGTGCGTGCGGTGGAACGCGCCCGAGTCGCTGCTCGGCGATGCGTCCAATGGCACGTTTGCGTCGCTCGGCATCGCGGAGTCGCCGTTCGTGCGGACAGGCGAGATGGAGCAATGGAAGTACGCGCGGCGGTTTCGGCGGACGCACATCCGCGCGATCAAGCACGCGATCGGGCTGGGGCGGTTGCCTGACGACACGCTTGCGTATGTGGACGTCGAGGCGGTGCCGCCGTCGCTCGTGGTGCGGTCGCAGCTCGACGAGGCGAACATGCGCAGCCGCAAACTGCAAGACGGGTACATGAGCCCGCAGCAGGCCGCGCAGCAGGATGGCGAGGATTGGGAGCGGGTGCGGAAGGACATCGAGGCGGCGAAGGCGGCGGGCTGGATGCCGCCGGGTACGGTGCCGGCTGCGCCGCTGCCGGGTGCGGTCGTGCCTGGCATGTACGAGGGGCAGCGTCGCGACCCGTTTGCGTGGCTCAGGGAGTGACGTATCGTGCCCACGCTCATCGATCTGCCCGGCCGCCACGGTCGCGCGGCCGACGCCTATTTCGAGCGGGCCGTCGCGATGGGGCGGCGGGCCCTGCATCTCATCTCTCATTCGGCTGTCGAGCGACTGCTCACGAACCCGTACGGCATGGCGGCGACCGGCGGCCGGTTCTTTGACGACGCTGAAACAGCCAAGCTCATCCAGACCCTCGCGGCGACGATCGGCACGGCGGATCTGCTGGGCCGGGCCCAGGTGCGTCAGCAGTGGCTGGCAACGCTTGCGGCTCACGGTCAGACGCCGCCGCTCACGGAGTTGCAAGCGGCGCGGCTGAACACGTATCTGCACGCGTGGCTCGTCGAGGATGAGCGCGAACGCGAGCGTGACTCTGCACCCGAGCCCCTTCTGCCTGTTGACGCCCTGGCCTACTTTCGCTCGCTCGTGCCCGTGCTCGGCGTCACGCTTGACCCGCAGCGCTGGGGCGTGGACTTGCGTCGTCGCGTGTTCACGATGGCGGCGGCGACCGACCGCCACATGCTCGACACGGTGCAGCGGATCATCGCCGAGCGGATCGAGAGCGGTGAGGTGGGTGGCGGGCCCGCGGCGATCCGTGACGTGCTCGAACGCGCTGGCGTTGCACCTGCCAACCCGTCCTACGCGGAAATGGTGTTCAGGACCAACGCCGTTGACATCTACAACCAGGCGGCGGACGAGGAGCGGCGTGATGACGACGTAATCGAGACGTTCCCGGTTTACGAATACATGAATCCCGAAGATGAGCGGTCGCGGGAAACACATGCTGCCCGCAACGGCAAGTACTATCCGTCGTCTGTTCCTTTTGTAACAGTGCGTGGAACTGGCATCGAGGATGCGGCCAACTGCCGGTGTACGTTTGCGTCAATCAGCAAGTGGCGTTGGGCACAACTCAAGGCCGCTGGCGCACGCATCGCGGACGGTTACGAGGATGTGCTGTCAATGGACGAGATCGAGCGGCAGAGGGCGGTGA